ACTATTGAGGAATGTGGGATTATGTCAGCAGATTGGTTCAAGTTGCTCTATGCCTTTGAAGATAAGCCACCTGGAATTAGAGAGAAACTTCGTGATCCAGTGAAACATAGAGTAGAACTTATGAGACATTTTGGTCGTTCATTCCATGTCCATTATCCCGAGGCCAAACTGGAAGGAGATAGAACCTATGTTGAACATATTAATAGCCCATTTTCAGGATGGAATAAACGTGGTAAATGTTTTATAGGTAAATCTGGTATATTTAGTTTGGATCATGGTATACAGTTTCTAAATCCGTCTATAGATGCTAGCAAAGAAGATATAGAAAAGTTTACGAAAACAGTCAACTGTGATTCCATACTGCCTGAAGATTATGAGTATATCTTTAGTGGTTCCCTATATCCTACACGAGAGATGGTAGATACACTTGCCTATGAAGAAATTGTTTCATATAATGAACTAAATCGTAAAATGGACCATTTTCAGTATTCACAGTCATGGGCCTTCAAGATGTTCCCTGGAATCCATTATAATTTTTCGTGTAGAGCTATTCAAAAACATGAGAAAACGAATGAACGTATTGGTAGGAGAAGGGCACTGTCACTTGAAGGCCCTACTCGTAATATAGCAAGTATTCCAGAGGAGCAAATACGAGGACCACAAGGAATCCAGTTATTAAATGAGGCTATTAAGGTAAGGAATATAGAATTAGTAAAGATGCTGGTTGCTCGTGGTGTAGATGTAAATATGGAGGCTGTAGAAACTGCTATAGATAAACTAAACAGTGAAGCATTAGACATATTTCTTACAGTTCCAGGTGTTGATACTGGGAAGGGGATAAAAGCGATTGCTAAAAAAACAGAGAAAATAAAAGCAAATACCTTGTTTTCTAAGGAAGATAAAGAACTAATACTTAGCGTAATTGAAGATATGAAGACAAGTATACTTGCGCATGTAAAGAAAGGAGGTAGAAAGACACGCTCTAGAAAACCAAGATACAAGAAAACTCGTAAGTTGCGCCAGAAGCGTGTAAACTCAAAGCCTTAGAATAACTAGATGGATAGACCAAACACCTCGGCAGAAGGTTCTTTATTAGAACTTGTGGCGAGAGGTAAAAAAGATGTGTATTTCATGTCTAATGACAAGACAGCACGAGTTCCTTTTTCTTACAATATCCAGACATGGCCCGCAACCATTAACGAAACAAGGCAGACTCAACCACTCAACATGATAGACTTTGGGCGCACAGTGGAATGGGAGATGGAAATTTTTGGAGATATCTTGAAGTCGGTAGCCCTTGTTATCGACTTGCCAACCTGGCTTCCATTGACTATTGCGCCTCTCAATCAGACCAATATAGTCTCAGATGCCAATGGAACTACTTATGGATATACTCAGGGTATAGGGGCGTTCTTGTTCGAGCAAATTCAGTTTTACCAAGATCAGCTTTTGCTACAAGAGTTCAGTGGAGATTTCTTGTATGCTTGGAATCATTTTCAGAGTTCCTTATCTCAGGAGGCTCTAGCTTTAACAGAATTTGGATGTCATGGAGGGAGTCCTTTGGATATTCAGAGGAATGCGAATCCAAGAAGGCTTATCTTGCGTTTACCTCTTATTGGTTGTGCTCATCCAGATGAAGGTGGGTTACCATTTGTCTCTCTTCCCGGTCAGAAATTTAGGATTCGTTGTAAATTACGGAGACTTGAAGATTTGGTGGAGTCATCTAACCAGGAAGTCAAGCCGACCCCGTGGTCTAAGACGGATTTACGGGTTACAGACAGGGCAGGGCATCAGACGGCTTTTGTACCTTTTACCAGGGAACAGATTGGCAAACCATTGATTACCCTTGAGACGACACAACTCTATGTTAGACAGGATTTACAGACACTCATGAAGGGTGCTACACTTCAAATACCTTTCTTGAGACCCTTTGAAAATAAGTTAAGTTTAGATCCTTCTGATTATGTTGCAGTAGGGAATGGAGGGACGTCTTATATTACGAAAAGAATAGACGGACGACACCCTGCTGAGTCTGTTATGGTTTTCTTTCAATCAGAATATAATGTTGAGCGGAATCAACTATGGAATCTGAAGAATCCGAAGGGAACAGGGGCATATTATAATAAATTAGAGTTACTTATTGCTGCAAAGGAACGAGAGAAGTTGTGGGATAACCAGTTGTGGGAACGAATTTCTCCATGGACCAAGTGTGAAAAAAACCCAGGAATCCCAGTCTCATGGATATCGTTCGCAGTTGGTCCACAGTATGGGAATAAGGCTCCTGAAATGAGGAGGCCCACAGGAGCAGTGAATTTTACAAGTGCGGATAAGCCAACTCTCTGGTTAGATATTTATGACACCTTACCAACAAGCCAAGGGCAAAAAAGAGTAACGATGAGGTCAGTAACAATTGGATGGGGTATCTATTCTATTGACAAGGAGAGGGGGGCATTGGTTTTTGGTAATTGACCTGTGGTAATTGACCTGTGGTAATTGACCTGTGGTAATTGACCTGTGGTAATTAATCAAGGTGATCGTCATCAACTCCATGAAGATAATGAGATTTTGAAAAGCGAGGAGTGCGGCGCGGTTCGACGGGCTCAAGGGGAGGCATATCGTCAAACTCCGTATCTGCTGGAACAAGTCGTGGAGAATGCGCAATATTAGAATTAAGAGTCCGCCTAGAATTTCTCAGTCGTGTCTCATTGACAACCTTTTGTAGTTGTGAATTCACTACAGCCTCCTGTTCGTCTGAAACTGGATTAGCAACAGTAGCACCTTGCTCCTGTTGCTTTTGAGAAAGCTCTTCTGTCTCACCTACATCTGAGCCCTGTGAATCACAAGAGGTATCTAGTTCATCATACTGATTCATATGAACGGTCTTCATATGTAGATTGCTAGATAGATAGCAGAGGTGCCCGATTGTAATATAGATGCCAAGAAAGCAAAGGAGGCATGCCATATAATACTTGAACAACCATGTTGTAGTATACAAGGCGACTAGGAAGAAGAGAATCTGTAAATCATCATAGATTCTATCAATAAGGCGCACCTTATTCCGCATACAGCATGTGGGAGAAATAGTCTCTACAAGGGGTGTCATTTTGTATAGGTGTATACCAGTGGAAGGTAGCATCAATTTTTGTAGCATTGAACCCGAGCGCATAAATTTGACTGCTACCCCTCATTATATGTAAGCATGACCACCTATCGCCTTGAGCTTCTTGTTACTGAGCAGGGTGCTCCGTTTTACCCTCCTGTAGGAACTGTTGAGAATCTTTTTAAGGACAATGCCGGCTACGACTTGAAGGTTGTAACGCCGCTTAGTCCTCTTACTATCGCAACACTTGTTCCTCTTGGTGTGAAGGCTCGTATGATTGAGACGAGTCTACAAGGAGAGCAGGACTGCCATTTTACTCTAGAGCCTCGCTCATCAATCTATAAGACAGGCTTTATTATGGCAAATAGCCGTGGAATTATTGACATGACCTATAGAGGTCAGCTTATGGCACCTCTAGTATCCGTTGGAACGAACTTTGCTTCAGTGGAGGCAGGAACCCGACTGTTTCAGGTAATCGCACCAGGTCTTGGTTATATTAATCAGGTATCATATGTTGATTCTCTTCCTACTTCTGCGCGGGGTGAGGGTGGATTTGGAAGCACGGGGACTAAGTAGATGGATATCAATCAGAAAAACGCGTATGGAACAAAACAACCACGAGGTCCAGCCACCACGTTATTGGATTTAGTATCACGAGACATACAAGACAATATTCTTTTTCCATTAGACGCTACTGTAACACGTTTTACTCGAGATGAGACACTACGGACAGTGCCAATGTCATCTGTAATGAGAGAGTTTACCTTTCGTGGTCCTGCGACTCTTGGTCAGACATTTACCTTTGAATTGGGAGATATGAACTGTGGAGATTTAATAAATGGTCTTTTTATTCAGATTCAGCTTAGTGATTGGTTAAGTGCTGGAACCCGAGAGAATTTACGGCAGGGCATTATGATACCATTAAAACCAAATGAGCTCTGGACATATTGTAATTCTATTGGCAGCTCTATCCTTGAAGAGGCAACCTTTGAAGTAGATGACCAAGTATTAGAAAGGATAACAGGAGATTCCATTCATGTTAGCTCTTTGTTATTTCCAGATCTTAACGGACAAGTTGGTCTGGCAGATAGCCTAGGATTCAAGAGTATAGATGACGTAAAACAGTGGGATGGCCTTCGTGCTTACACTACAGAAGACGGCTGGATTACTGTTCCTCTTATGTTTTCTATGTTACGAGAGCGTTTAACAGCAACCTTTCCATTAATCGCATGTCGTGAGGGCACGATGCGTATCCGTGTGACCTTGAAGAGTTTTAACCAGCTTGTTCGTAGTGTATCTGGTAGTCGTTCCTCCTGTGAGGATAGTCCAGTAGGTAAAACGATTTCAATAATAGATACTCGTTTACCACTGAACAAGGTAAAAGCATTTCCTATTAGTGGTGAACCAGGACTAAAAAATATCCAGTTACTAACTCAGGGTGTCTTTGTTGATGGGCCCTATAGAGAAATGTTATTGCGTCAGCCATTTGAGAGGCCATTTCGAGAGATTCAACAGTTTGATTTCACAGAGCCTCTCAAATATGTAATAAATAAGACAGGAAATGATAGTATTACGGTGCAGTTACCTCTAGAAGCCAATCAACCAGTTGAAGAAATAGTATGGATATTGAGACGAAAGGCTGCTGTTACATTGAACAATGAATGGGTAAATTACAGTGCTACCTTGGAAAAAGACTATCATCCAACCTTTTGTCCTCTTCAACCACTCTTGGTATCTGCCAAGTTACAAGCAAATGGTCTGGATATTATAAGCCAAGATGAAGCATGGTTTCGTTCTCATATTGCCAGAGCACATAGAGCAGGCAAGACATCGTATGATGCTTTTGTCTATGGATATTCCTTTGCTAAACATCCAGGGGAGCATGACCCAACTGGCACTATGAATGCTAGTCGTCTGAATTCACTTCGTCTGACACTCAATGTTAAACCACCTGGAGGGTCGTCTGATACGGAGTGGGAAGTTCATGTCTTTGTGTATGCCTTCCAGTGGGTTCGTTTTGGAAATGGCATCTGTAATAAGGTGTTTATTGATTAAGCGCATTATATGGTATAAACAAAGCAAACTAGTATACTAGAATGGTGGCAAGCCTGTTGAAGATTATATCCACAGGCATGCAGGATGAAAGATTACAGCCTCCGAAGGGGCAACCAAGTATAGATTCCTTAGTGACTGTCTTAGTCAAGGCAGGGCGGTATGGAACTAATTGGGCCAGAATAGACTTTGATACAACTCCCGACTTTGGAAGAAGTGCTATAGCTCGTCTACCAACACAGGGAGAACTCATTGGGCGAGTATTTCTAGTGGTTCAGATGCCAGATATTCAGACGGCTCAAGTTACGGCTCAGACGGCAAAGGTT